TCTTTCTTCTTCTTTACCTGTTTGCCAATTATAATAACTTGATTGAAAAAGAACGTCATCTTCATTTAAACCGGATAGCATACCGCCACTAGCATTCCACTGAGTTCCTATCCTGTTAAATGCAGCTTCACTTTCTGCTAATCTTTGTCTATTTGAGTCAGCATCAAAATGTCCTACAGTATAATTATATATATCAGACCAATCCATAAGTCTAAATGTAGCACCTTCTCTCCAGGCAAGTTCTCCTATTGTATCGGAATCATATCTATAATAATCACGTCCTTGGCTATACACTTGATTAGTGTTGTACTTTGGCTCTTGAAATCTAATACCCATTAGTTAAAATCCAAATCTATGCTTTCTACAAATTTTTCAGGATCGTATTTGTCATACTCTTGCGCCATCATTGGTCCACTAAGAGCTATCTCTCTTTCAAATGCATCTGCATATTTATCCATTAAATATTGAACATCATCCCAAGATAATAAAATGTCTACTGTTTCTCCGTCTTGTATAATTTTAACTGGCGCTTGTCCTACTTCAGGAATATTGTAGATTAGCTTTAATCCGTCTTCTGCATTAATAAAGTTTACATTTTTTGTTAAATCTACTTTTCCTTCTTCTATCATTTTATTTGCAATTATATTAACATTATCATCTTTACTCTGGATAGGCTTAAGGTCTAGTCCTTCTACAAAATCTACAGTAAATGATTGAAGCATTTTTTCGACAGTATCTAAGTCGGCAGGTTTTTTCATACTGTCATCTGTATCAGTTATTAAAGGCATAGCAATATTAGGAACAACAAAGTTATCAGATATCTGATAGTGGTTTCCTATATATAAATTAAAAGCTTTTTCTACTGCATTAGCTTCACTAAGCTCCTGATCTTGTTTCATGAATATGGCAGCACTATGCATTATTGATCTATTTAATTCTTGATTTAATTGTATATTTTGAGTATTGTTAGAAACTGTAGCTTTATCCCAAGGTCCCATTAAATCGGTAACTTCTGCTTCTATACTTTTTGAAGTAACTCCTGAGTCTTCAGCTTGAGTTAATTTACTATAATCTATCGGAATCATAGCATGCTCATATATTAAAGCAAAATCTTTTGTATCCCAATAATGTAAGGTTGTTAGTATTTTTTCAGGGACAGTTCCTTCTTTTCTTAAATCTGTTATTAAGCCGTCAAAATGTCTACCATAATCTGTTTCTAATTTTGCCCATAAAGCTTGAGCTTCTCCAGCAGTAGCTACTTCCTTTATCATTTGAGTAGTAGCATACAGCATTCCTTTAGACATATAACTAATGTCATCACCTTTAATGCCCATATCTTTTTGAATATTTACAATAGTATCTAAACCTTTTTGGAATTCAATTTGAGCATTTGCTATCTCGTCTTCTGTTGAATTATTATCTATATTATCAAGTGCTTTAAGCTGCTCATTTATCTTAGGTCTATATTCTTGAACAAACGCGTATATATCATTATGAACTAATTGATTAATCCTGTTTTGTTCTTTTAAAAGATGGTCTTTTATTTTTTTACCCTCAACTGTGTCTGGATACTGGTCAATATAATTAGACATTTCTCCAAATGGCAAGTCAACCATAGCAGATACGGCATTATATTTTTTGACATTTAATTCTACAGCTTCATTATATTCAGCTCCAGATACGCCAAATCTTTCAAATTCTCCAGGTGAAAGTATAGTTTTTACTTCTCCTGTTTCTAAAGCACTATTTAAATTTTCTTCTATCTCCTTGTTAAAATAAAACCTATCGTCAGCAGTAATTTGATTTAACTTATTATCTATCTTTTTCATAGTTGTCGCAAGTGTATCAGAATCAAGAGTATTTATTATCTCTTTACCTAAAGGAGTCTCTTGCTGTATTTCTGCTCTTATTTGCTCTAATGCAACATGATCTTCTTTTATTATAGCAGTATCTATTGCTCTTTTTATAATTTGATTTTTAGCAGTATCTTTTAAACCTGGAATATCTACTGCAGCAAATTGATCAGCAAATTGCTCTGTAAATAAGTTATCAAGACCGGTTGTAATAGAATCAAAAAGAGTAGATAAATCTTGCCCAGCTAAATTTGCCAAGCTATCAACTGCACCTTCAAATTGATTAGTTGTATTTTTAACTCTCATACTTCCTTCAACTGCAGAAGCGTCGGCAAAGACATTAGACATTATTCTATTTGAAGTTTCTCTCCATGCTTGCTCTGCTCTTTTATTAGGAGCATTACTTAATATTTCTTCTTTTCTTTTATCAAAGTAATCTAGCACATGTGTAGTAAATTCTTCTCCTGATGGGTCGTCCCATTGCAAGGTTTGCTCGTCAATATAGTCAGCCATTTCCATTTGTAATTCAGCTGTACTTTGTGTCATCCAAGCATTTGCTTCATTTACTTCACTTTGTTCATGAAGCCTCTTCATACCTTTTCCAAGATTTACAATACCTTTTCCAATTTCTCCAAGGCCATAATTTGAAGCAATTCTAATTTCAGAATCAGTTAAACCTCTTGTTGGTGTTCCTGAAACCTCAACAGGTCTAAATTCGTCTTCGTATGTAGGAATCTTAACCATTATAGAAATATCGAAGCCCCTGTTAATAATGTACCAACAGCTGAACTTTTTCCATATTCATAAGCTGCGCTACCTTTCATTCTTGATTCTGCTGCTTCTATCTTATAACCTCTTTTTTGCATTTCATTATTATATTCTAAAGCAACAATATCTCCAGCAGCATTCATAGCTAGTTCTTCTAGCATATCCATAGGTGTACCATATAAACTAACACCCGATTTTGCTAGAGAAGCAAACATCTTTCCTTCTAGCTTACGTTGCCGCTGTCTCAGTTTTATCTTGTCATATTCTACTTTTTGATCAGCTATAACTTGGTTTTGCTCTTGAACTTTAGCATTATACTCATACATCTGCTTTTGAGCTTTACCTTGATCGTAAGCTGCTTTAGCTTGTACTACTGTTCCTACTGCGACTGCTACGGTTGCTGCTATTTTCCACCAAGCCATTAGTATTTCCTTGCCATTATTAAATAGTTCTCCTTATTAGGCCCAAAATCATGCAGTTCTGCTTCTATATGAAAGCCAAGAAATTTAGCAAATCGCTCTGCATCATCCCAAGACTTTAAAACGTAGCAATGAACTCTATGCAGCTTCATTTGATCCGCTCCAAGTTTTAAATAATATCTTATATCTTTTATACATCGTATTTTATTCTTTTTAAACTCCGGAGATAAAAACATATATGCTTCTCCTACTCCGTTCCACATTTTATTTATACCACAAACTCCTAATATTTTATTAGGAGCCTCAAACCAAGACCAGCAGAATCCTGAAGTTTTCCAGTACTGCAAGATAGCATCCCAGCTATCTCCATAATGGTCTTTCATCTGTGCCTCAGGCCCCTGTAATTCTAAAAAGTCAAAATGCCACGTTTCAAACGGAACAACTATCATGAATAGCTTGACATTTGTATCAATAAAGCATTAATAGTTGCTGCCCGAGGGGTATCAGATAAAACATATATTGAATTAGCTCGATCATAAGTCGCAGCTAATTTTATTTCGTAATCACCAGTTTGAGGTCCTATAGGAGTACCATATGTTAAATCACTGGTCTTTTGTATTAATAACTCATCTAAGTTTGAAGAACTTGGACCTGCTTTTATTCCTAGTGTTTCAAATAATCTAAATATTACTTTGTCAATTCTTGTAACTTTACCTTGAGCTGTTCCATACTGTTGTCTTGGCTCTATATTTAATGTTTCTACTACTCCGTCATATCCTAATCCTATGTGACATTTTGTTGTAGAATTATCTAATGTTATTGCTCCTGAAGATACAGTTTTATCAGCTTCTACAGCTCCATTATTTAATACCTTAACTGTTTGACCTTCTAAATGATCTAGTCCAGAAATACTAGTAGCAGCTCCTCCGCTATATGTTAATCCACAATCAACAAAGTATTGATCATCTTTAGTATGTCCTGATAACTCTCTGTAGTTTTCTTCCATAAATTCTACTGTTTGAACAGTAGCACCATCAATAGTTCTTTTTACGATCATATATAAAGTATCATAAGCATCATTAACTCCAGGTATTACAGCCATACTTGTAACAACAGGTTTACCAGCTCCAAATACCCCTCCTAGCTCGTGTTGGTGCCAAGCTAATACGCTTTGTTCTCTATAATAAGTAAACCCTAAAAATCCTGCATCGCCTTTTCTAGCATATATAACATTGTTAGGATAGTTACAAAATGCAAGTTCTTCTATATCACCGAATCCTAAATGCTCTGATACAACCATCATATCTGGTGAAGTAAATGAATCATAATCGATATTATATGCATATTCTCTAACTCTTCTCTTATTTTTACCTATGTATATTAAACCTTTTGAAGCTCCTAATACTTTAGTATTAGAACCTCCATCTCTTGTTTGTTGACTAGCTTGAACAGAAGTTGGTGTTAAAGCAGCTGTTGCTGAAGAAGAAGCTAGATTAAAAGTTCCAGACTTAGAAAATATATGTAAAACATTAGAGCCATATAATGAAGTAATTTCATTAACCTGATCAGATGTTAAAGTGTACCGTAAAGCATTATCGTCATTAACAGACCCATCACTATCAGTAGGTCCGAAATGGGTGAAGTCGGAGGACTTAGAACCAAATAGAGTATTAGGGTGAGAATTGGTATTAGCAAAAAATAAACGCTCCTCAAAAAATGTTACTTTAGCTGGGTAGTTATCTGTCCAAAAAGCACCTAATGCCCAGTCACTAGACGCTGATGTAGCTGCAAAGTTAAAGTCAGTTCCTACGTTTGCAGAAACGACAGTTCCGCTTGTATATCCACTAATTTGTGCATATCCCCATGTTGTATCTGAACCAGATATATGCTTAATTCTTACTAATCTTCCTACATCACTTGCAGCAAAAGTAGTAGAACTTGCTGTTATTGTTATACTTCCAGATGTTCCTGAAGGTGTAAGTGTCTTGGTAGTTGCATTTGTATCATCCCAAGGACCATCACGAAACGATAAAGTTGCAAAACTCCAAGAAGTATGACTTGTTCTTGTTAAAGTTCTAGGTGCAAAATTTGGGTGTACAAGAAATAATGTATCGGCAGATTGAACATAATCAAGTTCATCTAAATATTCTTCACCATAAGGACTTGCAATTTCAACAACAGAACCTCCTGATGTAACTTTTCCCTCATCTTTATATATTCTAAAATAATCATTTCCAAACTCAAGAACATAAGCTTGCGTTTTAGAAAATACAAAAGGTATTAGTTTTGTAGTATGAGCTGAGTTTTTAACGCTAGCTATAAAACGAGTTCCTGATCTTTTTTGAAGACCTCCATGCATTTGCACTTCAAAATTTTTAATAGTCTTAGCACCGCTATAATAACGTTCTAGATCTACTCTTCCATTCAGTCGAGGACTTAATTCCCCCGATGTGAAATCTGTAATAATTGGTGATGATTCTGCCATGTCATTTTATGTAGTATACTTATTCCACCTATAATCACTTAAATTAGTTCCTGATTGTCTTGACTCTAGCCAGAAATCTGCGTCTAATCCCTCAGGCGTTCCTTCTTGACCGTCAACACTTCTTGCAATCCTTAATTTATCTTCATATAGTTTTAGCATTGCGTCAAGTACAGAAAGATCTTGTACAAGTGGCATTGCTAAATTTACAGCTAATTTAGAAGCAATTACGTCAACTAATAAAGAATCATATTCTTGAACAGTCTCATTTCTAAAAAGATATCTGCAATTAAAAGTATCTACTTCAGTAAGTAATTTTCTCCCCTCTATTTTATATTCAACATCGTCATTTTCAGGTCTTATTATTCTAATCCAATCTCCTGGCAATTGAAACTCATAAGAAAAATAATATGCGGGAGTTGATGATAATAAAGGTAGTGCTGCTCTCTTTATGCAGCAATTCCAAGGGTGCACTCTAAAGCATGCATCTCGGGTATCATTATATAATTCATTTGCAAAGCGAGCTGATTTAGTGTCTTCAGTTAAGTTAGTAATAAACTCTGCTCCTAAAAATCCTAATGCTCTATTAACTATTTGTGTCTTCGTTGTTGCCATTTTAATATCCTAAAGTATGGGAGATGAAATACACCTCCCATACAGTTTGAGTTTAGTCTACCACATAAAGTAGGTATCCTGCTATGTCGTCGCCACTTACCAATGCGCTTATAGCTTTAGCGTCAATAATAACGCCGTCTTTACTGTTGAAAGTATAAGTACCTCCAAGAGCTTTGATTCCAGCTAGAGCTCCAGACATTGCGAAGTATCCCGCAGTGTCTACGTCTAAACCGTCTATAAGACCATCAGGGTCAGCCGCTACAGTGTTACCGTCACCATCTGTGTACGCTTGCCATCCTAGATCTAATGTTTGAGAACCAGTTGTCCAGTTCACATACATAGCTGAGGAGTGCAATAGAACCTTAACTTTACCTGCAGGTAATTTGCAAAGACTCACAGTTGAGCCTGCGTCACCAGCACCGTCTTGATCATGAGTAAAGTAAGCAATTCTTACTCTTCCATGATAAGCATTAGGTTCGTTCAAAGTAACAGGTGATGCAGTAGCATTAGTATACTCAACAGATTTTTGTGTTGTTACAGCCATTGTATCCTCCTATTATTCAGCACATTTGATTTCTAACACTTTGCCTTCTTCCATTCGAGTTGCCCCGAAAGAAGCAGAGCAGTACACTTGGGTAGAGTTTCTTTTGTCACGTCTAGGACCGATATCTACAGCGATATCAGCACCAACAGCACAAAGAAGTCCAGATTTTGCGTAAGCAATTACTCGTCTGTAGCTTGAAGCATCTGTCGCAACTCTCTCAGTTCTAATGAACTGGAAGCCCATGAACGTGTTAACTTCACCGGCAACTAAAGCTTTGATTGAGTTAAAATCAGAGCTAGTTACTTCAGTTGTTTGTAACAGGTCAGTGACTTGCTTAGAAGTAACAACAATAAATCTTGGATCAGAAGGATCAGTCTCATTCGCGTCCAATAATTGTTTTGCTTTTCTAAGCTTTGCGATTGTAAGGCCCGAGTTACTCGCGCCTCCAGATTCCACGTAGTCTACAGCGATTTGGCTTGTTGCGGTGTCAAATGCGACAGAAGTGCCTCCAGTCTTACCAGATTTGGCAGTACCGAAAGCAGATTCGATGATTATATCATCCATTTTTCTACCAAGAGCCCATGCGGCATTTTGAGCATAAGGTGACGCAGGGTCGATTAAAAGTCTAATTCTATCAGTACGATCAATCATATCTGCCCAGTCAAAGTCTCTCAATGACACTTGTCTTCTGTCATGAGGAGTTGAGATGAGCGGAGTATCACTGTGTCTTGATGTGACTTCAACCGCGTCCACGCTACCTATACGATCATAGTATTCGAACTCAGCATTCTGTGTTTCAACTCGTACAAATGGACGAAGTCTAGAACCTTTTTGTTGTAAAAGGTGCTCTACGTTCGCTCTATACTGGTTGACAAATGCAGTTGTTATATTTACCGACATACTATTTTGTCTCCGTGTTTTGTTTTGTTAATCGAAAAACGCTACCCAAGTATACGGACATTTTTCTAGCTTGTTTACGTCTGTGCTACTGTCGACGGATGGACCTTTCGGCTACCCACCATTACTGAATATATGAATATTCAGTAAACTTGTAAACCTTTAAGCGGGTTGTATCGGGGTCTCATCTGGGTATGCTAGCTTAAATAGAGAATCCATTTTCTCTACTGCTGCTGCATGACCTTGATGATCACCGGATGAATACGCCGTCATAAAGTCTGAGTCTCGGTTATATCTAGCG